AGCCTCTCAACGGTTTGATGGATAGTGCGGGTGAAATCGCGCTGTGTACTTTGGGCGGTATCAACTGGGGTAAGATCAGGGAGCCGAAGGATTTTGAGAAACCGTGTCGGATCATGGTGCGTCTTCTGAACGCTCTTCTGGACTATCAGGACTATCCGGTTCCGGCTGCACGCACATCTACAATAAAGCATCGTCCTTTGGGCGTTGGGATCATCAACTTCGCGTATTGGCTTGCCAAGAATGACCTGACATATGATGACCCGGAAGCATTGGAATTGGTGGATGAGTATGCGGAGGCGTGGTCATACTACCTCATCAAAGCATCTGCTGATTTGGCCGTGGAAGAAAGCACTGCTGAAAAGGGTATGGTCACTTCCAAGTATGATGATGGGGAGTTTGCGTTTGACAGGCGCAAGAAGGATGTTGATGAGTTGGTGAAGCATCAACTCAGAATGCCGTGGGGCGATCTGAGAGAGAGTCTGATACAGTTTGGTATCATGAATAACACCCTGATGGCACAGTTCCCGGCAGAGACATCTGCACAGGTTTCTAACAGTACCAGTGGGGTAGACAAGCCGAAGTCCATGATCACTGTGAAGCAGTCGAAAGATGGTATCTTGAAGCAGGTGGTACCAGAAATCCGGCGTATGAAGAACAAATATGATTACCAGTGGGATGCGGATAGTCCCAAGGGTTACCTGCGTATTATGGCTGTATTGCAGAAGTGGTTTGATCAGGGTATATCTGTGAACACGTCATATGACCCATCCAATTATCCCGACAATAAAATCCCCATGTCCGAACTCATGACGGACATGCTTGAGTTCTACAAATATGGTGGTAAGCAATTGTACTATTTCAACACCAACGATGGTGCTGGTGAAATTGATGTAGTTTCACCGGGAGTGAGTATTAAAGAGCCCGATATGGGTATTGATGATGAAGATTGTGATTCGTGTAAACTATAGAGGAAAATAATATGAGTAAAATTACACCGCTTTACAACAACGTTGTCGTTGAAGCATATGAACAAGGTCAACAACAAACACCTTCCGGTATTTTGATTGCAGAGGGTACTGGTGTGGTTGTTGAAGAAGTCAAGGTTCTTGCCATTGGTTGTGGTACCATGACCATGGACGGTACCATTGTCCCCCCTCAAGTGAAAGTTGGTGACAAGGTTTTGATACCGAGGGATTCTGGTATAATTCTCAAGGCTGGTGCGCTTGATAGTAAGTTCAAGCGCATGGTCAAAGAGAATGAAATCATTGGGGTGGTTGGCGAGGAATGACCGTATACAATTATGATAGGCGTACCAGACGCCATACAGAACAACCTATGTTCCTTGGCGCAGACCTTGGCATCCAACGGTATGATGAGATGCGGTATCAGTTCTTCGATGAACTGACTACCAAGCAGATCGGATTCTTCTGGATTCCAGATGAGGTTGATTGTTCACGTGATGCGAAGGACTTCAAGGACCTTACGGACTTTGAGAGACATATCTTTACGGCGAATCTGAAGCGTCAAATTGTGTTGGATAGTGTGCAGGGTCGTTCACCCTCGCTTGCGTTTGGGCCTATTGTATCTGTTCCTGAAGTGGAGCGGTGGATTAGCACATGGACTTTCTTTGAGACGATCCACTCACAATCTTACACACACATCATTCAGGCGGTATATTCCAACCCGACCGAGGTCTTTGATGAGATCAACTCTATCAAGGAGATCGTGGATTGTGCCAAAGACATTAGTGCTGCTTATGATGAATTGATTGAGTGGAACAACGAATATGATGTAGGGTTTCTTAGTCATAAAAGGCTTATCTGGAAAGCGATCATGGCTGCAAACATCCTTGAGGGTGTTCGGTTCTACGTGTCCTTCGCTTGTGCATGGGCCTTCGCTGAACTGAAGAAGATGGAAGGCAACGCAAAGATCATCAAGTTCATTTGTCGGGATGAAAACTTACATCTTGCCGGGACACAGCAGATGCTCAAGACACTTCAGAGAGATGACCCTGACTTCGCCAAGATTGCTGAAGAAGAGCGTGATAATGATCGGGAGATGTTTATCTCTGCTGTAGACCAAGAAAAAGAATGGGCCAAATATCTCTTTAAGGATGGCTCCATGATTGGTCTCAGTGAGGAACTTTTGTGTCAGTACATTGAATGGATTTCACATAAGCGTATGCTGGCTGTGGGTCTTGATAGTCCGTATAGGGGAGGGTCTAATCCTCTACCATGGACAGAGAAGTGGATTTCTGGTATGGAGGTGCAACCAGCACCACAGGAAACAGAAGTCATGAGTTATGTTGCGGGTGGCATCAAAAAAGATATCGATGAAAATACCTTCAAGGGAGTGAAATTGTAATGGCTGAAAAATTTGAAATCTACGGTGGTGTGATCACCATCAAGAATCCCAACGGGAACTGCATTTCACTGAAGATGGCTGATGTTAATAAGGTCTGTATCAGTTACAGTCCTGAAGTACATTCTAATCATTATATTGAGAATATTTTGCGTGGACCTTCTTTTTACGATGGATATAGAACCTACATCCATCGCCTTCACGGTAATGAAAAATTTGAAACGGTCGGTGACTTCTACAAGTCATTAATTAATTATCGTAAAAATCCGAAGTACCTTGAGGCTGAAAAGGTGTATAATGACGCCTACGATAAGTATAATAAATTTACCAAGAAGATTGTGAAGCACGATGAGGAACGAAATAGTATGTTCCTTAGTAGGTTATTCTTCAAAAGTTGGGGAGCGGAGCGTGCTCATCTCGTTCTTCAACAGGGAACTTTTCATTCTAGGATGCTTGATGCTGAGTATGATAGAGATAAAGCAAAACAACGTGTCATCGATTTTCTTACGAAAGAGCACATAACCAATAGAACAAGTGAGGTAACATTAACCTCCATTTCGTATGTTACCATCTATACAACAAATGGCGATTCCTATCATATAGAATATCAGAATGTTCTGTCAGGTGATGACAAGCTCAGAGGTACTACCACGGAAGACCGTTATGGTACCCAGAGTAAGTCAGAGTATGACGAACTTATGAAGGAGTGGGGTGGTTATAAATATGAGTAACATTGATAAGGTACCTCAAAGTGTTCTTGATGCGTTTGAAGAGTTAGCTCTTCTGGTGTATAGTAAGGGGTTCGATCATTACTCAGCATATTCTATTTGCCATCAGATTAGGTGGCACTATCAGATTGAGAAAGGTGATCGTGAATTTAAGATTTCCAATAACTGGATACCTGACATTTCCCGTTGGTTTTTGGAGAAGCATCCTGACGTGGGTGAGTTTTTTGAAACGAAGCGGTTGTTTGGAAAGGATCGCCTCCGTGTCGAAGAATGAATGTCCCCAACCGACCACCGAAGAGCTTCAGAAGCTTGCAGATATGCCGGGGTACGGTAATGCTGCAAAAGTGATCCGTAAAAAGTATGCTTGGCGGGAATTTGAAGTAGATGTCTCATGTGAAGCTGAAGCACGTGTCTCTGGATATATTTATGTACATGCTCACAATGAAGAAGATGCCAGAAGGGAAGCAAAACTTTTATTTGAACTGGGGTGTGATCTTGAAGATTTGGAAGTTGATTGGGGCTCAATTGATCTAAACCGCCATATGTTAGTTGTAAACAAAGTATCGGAATCATGAATAGAGAAGAAGACATCGATCTTGTACAGCATCGTCTTGACGCCATTGAACGCGCCAAGGTGTTTCTTGCTGACAAGCCTGTTGATGTCGGCTCTATTGAATATGGATATATGGAGCTTTATGATTTGAAGGAACGGGAGGTGGTTGTTTTCTTTGGTGATGATGCCGGGGTGGGGAGCAATCAAGACTTTCATTACAAAATCAAGCGTCCTGCAGATCGCTGGGCTATTTTGGTTTGGGCACACACTCATCCAAAAGTAATAGAAACGGGTCTTCTAAAACGTCTAAATAGAAGGAACAGAAGACCTAGTCCGGTAGATAATCGGAACCTGATACCATATGGGCCCCTTGTCCTTAAGGGACCTGATGGCGGAATTAGAGTATTCAATCGTAGAGGAAAGAAACCTTTTAGAGATCATCCAGCAGCGAGGTAACCATGGCATGGTTCGTGCTTTTGGCTTATGTATTTGGTTCGTTATGGATTGGTTATCGGGTGGTGAAGGCTTTTACATTTGAAGACAAGATTGGAAAAATGCGAGGAAAAGATTTCTGGTTGGCGGTAATCATCGTCGCCATCGTCTGGCCCTTTGTTATAGTGTTTTACTATTGGTACATGACTTTTAGAGCAAAGAAGGATTTGGGAATATGAACCGTCAAGAACACGTGGAAAGTATTATCAAGGCATATATTAAAGAGGCACATGCCTTTGGTGGAGATATAGATCATTTGAAAGTTATTGATCATATTGATCGTGATATTGGTGTCAAAGTCAAAGATATTGTGCGTGGTGTTCATGGGGATACTTTGGAACCCACCATTATATTCAAGTTTGAAGATGGTGAAGAAGTTTTTACCATTTTGAGGATTTCTGAAGGTCGGGCTTCCATTGTCGTGGAAGATGAAAATCAAAGTGATGGACATTATATGGATGTGTTGTCACGTAAAATCTACGAGGACAATAAGCGCAAGGGTTTCTGGGATGATGGTGGCAAGCCTTATGAGCAAGCCATGCTTCTTGTGATTTCAGAGATCATTGAAAGCTTTGAGGCTTTGCGGGCTGGTGACATTCCTGATGACAAACTTCCCCAGTATCGGGGTCAGGATGTGGAGATCGCAGATGCCCTGATTCGGTTGCTTGACTGGTGTGGCGCACATAAGATTCCGATTGGTGAGATCATTGAGAAGAAGCTTGAGTATAATCGTTCACGTCCTCATAAACATGGGAAACTTTTCTAATGAGAAGAGAAGAGATCAACTGTTTCGGCTGTGGTAATAAAGCTGTTATTGTGATCAAAGACGCAGAAGTAATTGATCATGTTGATTACTGCCCCTTCTGTGGCGCAGACCTTATACATGACGATGAATTACATGATATGATGGGAGAGATTGATGAGCCCGAAGACATCTGATCAATTGTGGCACGAAGGTGTGCACGTGAACTCGAAAGAATATGATTTTCATGGCGGGTTCACTAGTTATGAAGTAGAACTATCTCCAATCTATAACCACAAATGGGACGACCCCAAGTGGCAGCGGCGATATATGAATGTTGCCAAGGAAATCGCATCGTGGTCCAAAGACCCCAGCACCAAAGTCGGGGTGGTTGCGGTAAGTCCTGATGGTAAGATCATTGCACAGGGATATAATGGGTTCCCTCGTGGTATCAGAGACGAGCAAGAGCGGTATGATGAGCGTGAACTCAAGTACAAGTATATCAACCATGGTGAGGAATCATGCATTTATGATGCGTGCTATCATGGTGTGTCTTTGCGCGGAGCATCAATTTTCATTTACAGTACCACAGGTATACCGCCTTGTAATAGATGTAGTAGGGGAATGATCCAGTGCGGTATCGTGAACATCTTCTATAATAGAGAAGATGTTCCAGAAAGATGGGAAGAAGAGTGCGCCTTCTCACTGGACATGTTAGAAGAAGCAGGAGTTAAAGTACTGACCGTTGACTTATCCTAATCCTTGGATTCGTGATGGTAAATCTTTTGACAGTGAAGACATTCCAGAAGACGCCTATGGTTTTGTGTATTGTGTTGAAAACACAATCAATGGACGTAAGTACATAGGTAAGAAGTTTTTCTGGAAGGTGATCCGGCGCAAGGTGGCCGGGAGAAAGAATCGTAAGGTGGTCAAGAGTGAAAGTGACTGGAAGAAATACTACGGCTCGAACAAAGAGCTACAGGAAGACATTCGCGTTAACGGTGAAGAGTTCTTCAAACGATCTATCATGCGTATCTGTAACAGCAAGACAGAATGCGCCTACTACGAAATGAAAGCACAAATTGATCTGGAAGTTCTCTTGAGTGAGAACTATTACAACGAATTTATTGGTGGAAAAATTGTGGGTCGAAACCTATAAGGTCATATGGCTATTTGGGGTGTTTTTCTTTTCTTACTTTACCGAATATGGTATCAAAATAGCCAAGGAAGAGAACCCCGACAGATATGAGGAGATGGGCGAGGCCCCTCTACTGGTATCTATATTTCTTACGGCCCTCATTTTTCTATGGCCCATATACATAGCCCTGATCCTCTTTATACCTGACGAAGAATAGGAGATAAAAATGCATGTAGTTGTTTACACGAAAGACAATTGCGGGTATTGTACAAAGGCAAAGGAATTGTTGAAGTCAAAAAATATAGATTTCTATGAGATGAAAATCGGTGACGAGGGGGACATCTCAAGAAGTGACTTCATCAACTTATTCCCCAACGTCAAATCTGTTCCTCACATTTTGATTGAGAACAAGTCGATTGGTGGTTATAAGGAACTAAGTGAATATTTTTAGGAGAGTGAAATGCCTGATGGGTATATTTTGGAGTTGGCACCAGACTATTCAAATCTTGATGCCGAAACTAAAACACAAGTACGTGACGGGGTGGTTGATCTTTTGAAGAGTGGGGTGGCGTCAGTCACTTTTATCAAGAAGGATGGTACGGAGAAGGTTATGAAGTGTACTCTTCAGGATAGCTTCCTCCCCCCACCTAAACCAGTAGAAGAAGGTGCCGTTCCAAAGAAGGTGCGGGAACCCAATCCAGATCAAGTCAATGTATGGGATGTTGATGCCAATGGCTGGAGGTCATTCATGCTTCCGACTGTTGTCAACATTTCGGGGACTGTTGAGTAATGGAGATCACTGCTGGTGAATTGTTGACGAATGAGTTGACTACAGAAGCCATGGGCGGGACTGAATTACTCGCCCATGGTCTTTTCAATCGTTTGGACAAGAAGCTCCTTGAGAACTTCCAGATTGTGTGTTCGCGGAAGAGAGACCTCCGTGAAGACTTGATCAGGATTTTTTGGGCACATGATCTTCCGGGTGACCCGGAGTCTGAGTTTCTGAAAGACCCGGTCAACCATAAACTATTTCATCGCTATGTGTTCGTGTCGAATTGGCAGATGCAACAGTACATTAGTACCTATGGCATCCCATGGAACAGGTGTGTGGTTATTCAGAATGCTGTTGAGCCTATTGAGGACCATAAAAAACCATCATCAGAAGAACTATTGAACTTCGTCTACTTCTCCACACCCCACCGGGGGCTTGATGTTTTGGTGTCGGTATTCAGTAAGTTGGCTGAGAAGCACAGTAATATTCACTTGAATGTTTACTCCTCATTCTCCCTTTATGGATGGCCGCAACGGGATGAGCCTTTTGAGGGGTTGTTCGAGCATATTAAGAAGCATCCTCAGATGAGTTATTATGGGGCGGTGAGCAACGAAGAGATGCGTGAGGCTCTCAAGTACCAGCATGTACTTGCCTACCCCTCCACGTGGGCTGAGACCTCCTGTCTGACGCTTATGGAGGCCATGTCTGCCAAACTACTATGTCTCCATTCCAATTTGGCCGCACTCCCTGAGACGGCTGCAAACATGACCATGATGTATCAGTTCAATGAGGACAAACAGGGTCACGCTCAGACCTTCTATAATATATGTGAGACTGCCATTGAGCATTTTGATGATAGTAATACGCAGGGTAGATTAGATTCGATGAAGGCATATGCTGATACGTTCTATGCGTGGGATCAACGCGCCAAACAATGGGGAGCTTTCTTGGAGAGTATGTTAGAGATTGTACAGGACCGGGCGATCCCAGAGGGTGAGGTCTTGGTATTCAATACAGCATAAATACACATGATATTGAAGAGAAAGACAAATTTATGTCAGAAAAAAATTCGTATGAAAATGTGATCAAGTTCCCTCTAACTAAACGCCCGACACCACACGACGATCCAGAAGCATTTGCAGAAGCCAAGCGTGTTTTTGCATTGAATCAAATTCAATATGCTGTTGACGAGGCTACTTCACATCTGATACATGATTTGATCAATGCCGGGTATCCGATTACTCAGGAGAAGTCTAATAAGTCAATCATCCTTATCATGGAAGCAATGACATCAATGTTGTATGAACTTCACGGGTTCGATCACCCATTTCAACAACATGTGTTATCTCCTCCACCATTAGATGATATGCAGGACTTTTTGATGGATGACGGGATGGTG